CAAAACTTGTTTTATAGGAATAGGCCCCCCATCATTTTCCTAGGGACTCCACCCCCCGGGGGGTATATAATTTTTATTGCTCTTCACGTGAGCACGGGGGAAAGCAGGTGTTTTCATGCTTCACATACATGACTGCTAGTACCCCACCTTTACATAGCTAACAAAACACTGATACACTCCGCATAACGCAACCTCACAAACAAGGTCGTATGCATATACCTGTTGAGCCAAACCTCGACAAACCAATACCGCTCGTAGCCCAACCACAAAATGGCAAGACGTATGAAGATCGGTTAAAAATCGCTGGTAACACTGCCATGCTTTTAAGAGAGCTTGGTATTGAAGAAACCCTAACCCCTGAAGAAGATGCTAAGGCAAAAGAAATGATTGCCAAGCTAAAACCTGCAGAGGGTAAAAATAGCGATCCTGCCCCAGAAGAGAAGGCACTACAAAACGTAGGTGTTGCGCTAAAGATCGGCGGGTACTTAAGTGAGTATGAGAAGCAAATCGTTGCAGATAAGATCCAGGTTAGAACAGTCGTAGTTAATCGTCTGATGGAGATTAGCCAGGACGAAGATAACAAAACTGCGCTTAAAGCCTTGGAATTGCTAGGAAAAGCATCGGATTTGTTCACAGAACGCTCAGAAATTACCATTACACATAAGACTAGTGACGAGCTTAAGACTGCAATTAAAGAGCGTATTGCTCAACTCATACAGATGCAGAAGATTGACAACAAAAGTAAGACGGATACCCGGTTGTCTCAACTAACAAATAGAGCAGAAGTAGTAGATGCTGAGGCAAAAGAGGTCAAATGAACCTTCAATCCACCCAAAAGCTAAAAAACAAGCCCAAAATAGAGCTCTCTGTAGAAGAATTACAGGCGTTACATCAAAATTTGGACACAATGGGTGAAGCGGAGCTCAGAACGTGGTTAAAAAGCCTAGATACCACTGTAGTAAACGAAGAAAAAGACAATGCCCAAGAAAAATTCATGGATTTTGTCAAAAAAGTCTGGCCTAGCTTTATAGAAGGAGCACACCATGATGAAATGGCGTCAGCGTTTGAACGAGTCTCAAAGGGAGAATGCAAGCGACTTATTATTAATATGCCACCTAGGCATACAAAGTCTGAATTTGCTAGTTACCTCCTTCCTGCTTGGTTTCTTGGTAAATTTCCAGAGAAGAAAGTTATTCAAACCTCCCATACCGCTGAGCTTGCTGTGGGCTTCGGACGCAAAGTCCGTAATTTGGTCGACTCAGACGTATACAAATCAATATTTCCAGGAGTCGGTCTTCAAGCAGATTCAAAGGCGGCAGGTCGTTGGGCGACTAATAAGGGGGGAGACTACTTTGCAATCGGTGTTGGCGGAGCGGTTACTGGTAAGGGCGCTGATATTCTCATTATTGACGATCCACACTCAGAACAAGAGGCAACCCTAGCGGAAAGTAACCCAGAGGTGTACGACAAGACGTACGAGTGGTATACGTCGGGTCCAAGACAGCGTCTACAGCCTGGTGGTTCTATTATTGTAGTGATGACCCGGTGGTCTAAGAAAGATTTGACTGCTCAAGTGGTTAGAGCGGCGCAACAACGCTCGGGAGAAGAGTGGGAAGTCATTGAATTTCCTGCAATTTTAGACGATGGAGAACCACTGTGGCCTGGCTTTTGGAGTTTAGAAGAGCTAACTGCGCTAAAAACGGAACTTCCTAATGCCAAATGGCAGGCACAGTACATGCAGGCGCCAACAAGTGACGTCAGCGCTATTATTAAGAGGGAGTGGTGGCAACTTTGGGAACATGAGTATCCCCCTGAGTGTGAGTTTACGATCCAGTCATGGGATACAGCCTTCTTAAAGACTCAGAGGTCAGACTATTGTGCTTGTACGACTTGGGGAGTGTTTTACCAAAATAATAGTCGGGGGGTGATGGTACCAAACATCATCTTGTTAAATGCTTTTAAAGAACGTATGGAGTTCCCAGAGCTAAAACAAAAGGCAATGGAACATTATAAAGAGTGGGAGCCTGATGCCCTTATTGTTGAAGCTAAAGCTTCTGGAGCCCCGTTAGTGTTTGAGTTACGTGCGATGGGTATACCTGTTCAAGAATATGTTCCAAGTAGAGGTAGTGATAAAATTGCCCGCTTGAACGCAGTTGCTGATATATTTGCATCTGGAAGAGTATGGGTACCTAATACGCATTGGGCAGATGAGTTAGTCGAGGAGACTGCATCTTTTCCTAGTGGAGAACATGACGACTTAGTGGACTCAATGACTCAAGCACTATTAAGATATAGAAGGGGCGGCTTTGTAACACTAGACTCTGATTATGAAGATGAGCCAAAGCAGTTTAAGTCAAGTAGACACAAAGGCTACTACAACGTATAGGTAAACATATGGCAATAGATAAATCGCTGTCACAAGCCCCGTTAGGATTAGCTGCAATTCCAATGATGGAAGAAGGGCCAGAGATTGAAATTGAGATTGAGGACCCTGAATCAGTTGAGATTGGTATTGATGGTATGCCAATACTGCGTATTGAGGAAGAAGAGCCAAGTGATAAAGACTTTGATGCCAACCTAGCAGAGTACATGAGCGAAGACGAGTTACAGTCTTTAGCTAGTGATTTGGTTAGTGATTTTGACGATGATGTTAGTTCACGCAAAGATTGGATGCAAACCTACGTTGACGGTATCCAGCTATTAGGTATGAATATAGAAGAGCGTTCCGAACCATGGGAAGGCGCTTGTGGTGTATATCACCCCCTCCTCTCCGAAGCCTTAGTTAAGTTCCAAGCTGAGACCATCATGGAGACGTTTCCTGCAGCAGGTCCAGTAAAAACATCTATTGTTGGTAAAGAGACGCAAGAAAAGAAAGACGCTGCTGAACGTGTTGCTGATGACATGAACTATCAGTTAACAGATGTAATGCACGAATTCCGACCTGAGCATGAGCGCATGCTCTGGGGATTAGGTTTGTCAGGCAATGCGTTTAAGAAGGTGTACTACGATCCAAGTATTGGGCGTCAGGTATCTATGTTTGTACCTGCAGAAGATTTAGTTGTTCCTTATGGTGCTACTGATTTAGCTAGTTCACCACGAGTCACGCATGTAATGCGTAAGACTCCAAACGAAGTTAAGAAGTTGCAATACGCTGGGTTTTGGAGAGATGTTGAGTTACCTGAACCTGTTAACTCGTTGGATGAAGTTGAGAAGAAAATCGCTGAAAAAATGGGCTTTAGAGCTACATCAGACGATCGTTACAAAATCCTTGAAATGCAAGTTGACCTTGATCTTCCTGGGTATGAAGATGAAGAGGACGGAGAAGCTACTGGTATAGCACTACCTTACATAATCACTTTAGATAAAGCTAACAGTACAGTTCTTGCAATCCGTCGTAATTGGAGGCCAGAAGATGAGCATCATAAAAAACGTTCGCATTTTGTGCATTATGGTTATGTTCCCGGTTTTGGTTTCTATTGCTTTGGTCTTATTCACCTCATCGGGGCGTTTGCTAAATCAGGTACTAGCATCCTCCGTCAGCTCGTTGATGCTGGATCATTGGCAAACTTGCCTGGTGGATTTAAAACTCGTGGGTTGCGAATTAAAGGTGACGACACTCCCATAAGTCCTGGAGAGTTCCGTGATGTTGACGTGCCTAGTGGAGCAATTAAAGATAACTTGATGACGTTGCCATATAAAGAACCTAGTCAAGTTCTAGCGCAATTAATGAATCAAATTATTGAAGAAGGACGTCGTTTTGCTTCTGCAGCAGATATGAAAGTAAGCGACATGAGTGCTCAAGCACCTGTCGGAACAACTTTAGCAATTCTGGAGCGTACATTAAAAGTAATGTCCGCTGTACAAGCCCGCATCCACTATTCATTTAAAGAGGAGCTCAAGTTACTTCGTGACATCATTCGTGATTACACTCCAGATACTTATACCTATGAGCCAGTAGAAGGTTCGCCAAGAGCAAAGAAGTCTGACTACGACAACATCAATGTTATCCCAGTTTCAGACCCAAATGCAGCAACAATGGCCCAGAAGATTGTGCAATATCAAGCCGTTCTGCAACTTGCCCAACAAGCTCCACAGATATACAACATGCCAAAACTACATCGCCAGATGCTAGAGGTGTTGGGTATTAAAAATACTCAGCAGTTGGTTAAGCTACCAGAAGATCAAAAACCTGAAGATCCTATTACTGAAAATCAAAACATCTTAATGATGAAACCAGTCAAGGCGTTCTATTATCAAGATCATCAAGCACATATCACGGTACATATGGCTGCTATGCAAGATCCAAAGATTATGCAGTTAGTTGGACAGAATCCACAGGCGCAAGCCATGCAGGGCGCAATGATGGCACACGTCAATGAGCACGTTGCTTATGAATATCGCAAGCAAATGGAAATGGAAATGGGTATTGAGTTGCCGTTCCATCCTGATGACGATGAAGCAGACGATAAAGCTATGCCACAAGAGCTTGAAGTTCGAGTATCTCAAATGGCAGCGCAAGCGTCTAAAGCATTATTACAACGGGATACTGATGAGATACGGGCACAGCAAGCACAGCAAGCCCAACAAGATCCGCTTATTCAGTTACAGCAACAAGAACTTCAGCTTAAACAAGCTGAGCTTGAACTTAAATCTAAGAAACTTGCCGTTGATGCTTCTGGTAAAGCTGATCAATTACAGATTGAGCGTGACCGCATAAACTCCCAAGAGCAGATTGCTGGTATGAATGCCCAGATTAAAGTTAGTGAAGACGCCAAAAACCGAGAGGCAAAAGAAAAGGAACTAGGCACCAAGTTAGGTATTGATCTGGCTAAAGCCAAGGCTCAAATGCAACAACGCAAAGGACAATAATGGATGCAGCTGATGTTCTAGTACAAACTCTAGACAAAGAAGTGACAGCGAAACGGGAATGGGTAACCTCTGGACAAGCAAAGGACTACGCCGAGTACCAAAAAATTTGTGGAGAGGTCAAAGGTCTACTCTTTGCAAAGCAAGAAATATTAGACCTTAAACAGAAAATGGAGCATTCTAATGAGTGAAATCCTTATTGGCACAAACCCCAATAAACCACAAATAGTAGGAGCAATAAATTTTGAGGCGACAGAAGCCGAGAAAGCAAAGCAATTACCTACTCCAGCTGGGTATCGCATTCTTTGTGCTATTCCAGAAGCAGAAGATACATACGAAAGTGGCATCGCTAAATCTGACTTAACTATTAAGAACGATGAAGTTCTGACTACAGTTCTATTTGTAATTAGCTTAGGTTCAGACTGCTACAAAGACAAAGAACGTTTCCCGAATGGCCCTTACTGTAAAGAAGGGGATTTTATTCTAGTTCGCCCTAATGCCGGGACAAGACTGGTAATACACGGACAAGAATTTCGCATTATTAACGATGATTCTGTGGAGGCTGTAGTTCAAGACCCCCGTGGGATTACACGCAAATTTATCTAAGGAGCCCACAAAATGGCTGAATTTGAAAAAGATGACTTTAAATTTCCCCACGAAGCAGGAGAAGTTAAGGGTAAACCCTTAGAAACTGAGGAAGAAGTTGAGTACATTGTTGAAGACGATACTCCCCCAGAGGACCGGAATCGGGAGCCACTACCTGCAGAAGTAATCAAAAAACTAGAAGATTCTGATGAAGAGCACGAAAATCTAGACCCTAAAGCCCAAATAGCACGGATTAAAGCCTATAAAAAGGCTTGGAACGACGAGCGTCGAATTAAAGACGATGCTATGCGGGAACAAAAAGCGGCGTTTGACCTAGCAAAACAGGTTATTGAAGAGAATAAACAACTCAAAGAACAATACAATGCTGGCGAGAAGACCTATATAGAGACGGTACAAAACGCTGCTGATACTACATTAGCTATGGCTAAGCGTGAGTACAAGGAAGCACTTGAGTCTGGTGATTCAGATCGCATTGTTGAGGCCCAAACGGCTCTTTCTGAAGCAACATATAAATTGCAGCAAGCAAAACAATTTAAGCCAAGTGCTTTACAAAATGAAAAAACTGAGGTACAACTACAACAATTACAGCAACAACCCAAAACTGACCCCAAAACCCAGTCTTGGTTGGATGAAAATCCTTGGTATGGTGCCAAAAAAGCCATGTCTAGTTTTGCTGTAGGGGTACATGAAGAATTGGTTGATGAGTACGGTACAAAAGTCGTAGGCAGTGATCAATACTTCAAGCACATTGACAAAACAATGCGCAAAAAATTTCCAGAGTATTTCGATACTATGGAAGAAGGTAGTCAAGCTGAGCCAGATCAGGAGTCACAAACAACTCCGAAAGCGAAGCCAAGTACGGTAGTAGCTCCGGCGACTCGCTCAACGTCCTCCAAACAGGTACGGTTAAAGCAGTCACAAATGACCTTGATTAAAAAACTAGGTCTTACACCCGAGATATACGCCCGTGAACAACAAAAATTGGAGGCTTCAAATGGCTGAAAATAGACTGACTCGTGAATTAAATACTCGTGCAACGAGCGAACGTCCTACGCAGTGGGCGCCAGCAGAATTGCTCCCTGAGCCCGACAAACAGGCTGGGTATGCATATAGATGGATTCGTACTTCAACGCTAAATCAGGCGGATCCCCGCAATCTCTCTGGGAAACTAAGAGAAGGCTGGGAACCTGTAGGAATTGAAGAACAACCCAAGTTTCAACTGCTAGTTGATCCCAATAGTCGCTTTAAGGACAATATTGAGATTGGCGGGT